GGTCGCGAAGGCTTCCGCTTCTGGGGCAACCGAACCACCAGCGCCGACCCGCTGTTCGCTTTCGAGAACTACACCCGCACCGCCCAGGTGCTGGCCGACACCATGGCCGAGGCCCACTTCTGGGCTGTGGACAAGCCCATGCACGCCAGCCTGGTCAAAGACATCATCGAAGGCGTAAACGCCAAGTTCCGCGAGCTGAAAACCGGCGGCTACATCATCGACGGCCAGTGCTGGTTCGACCCGGCGGCCAACGACGCCAACACTCTCAAGGCCGGCAAACTTTTCCTCGACTACGACTACACCCCCGTCCCGCCGTTGGAAAACCTGCTGTTCCGCCAGCGCATCACCGACCGCTACCTCATGACCTTCGCCGAGAGCGTCAAGGCATGATCCCATTAACCCGCGCGGCCCAGGCCGCGCTGTAGGAGCGCCCTACCATGGCCCTAGCCAAGAAGCTCAAGCACTTCAACCTGTTCAACGACGGTAACGTCTACGGCGGCATTGCCAAGACCGTCACCCTGCCCAAGATGTCCCGCAAAATGGAGGACTACCGCGGTGGCGGCATGGATGGCCCAGTGAAAGTCGACCTCGGCTTTGGCGATGACGGCATCGCCTTGGAGTGGACCCTCGGTGGCTGGGACCTGCTCGCCCTGCGCCAGTTCGGCGCCGTACGTGCCGATGGTATCGCCCTGCGCTTCGCCGGTTCGGTCCAGCGCGATGACGACGGCAGCATCAGCTCCGTGGAAATCGCCGTGCGTGGCCGGCATGAAGAGATCGACTTCGGCGAATCCACCCCGGGCGAAGACACCGAACACAAGATCAACACCGCCTGCACCTACTACAAGCTCACAGTCGACGGCGAGGTCATCACCGAAATCGACCTCCTTAACTTCGTGTTCATCGTCGACGGCGTAGACCTGCTCGCCGCGCACCGCAGGAACATCGGCCTCTGATCCGCCACCCGCCGGCCCCATGTCGGCCTTCCCCCCTGAACCAAGGAGCACCACCCCATGAAAACCCCAGAAGCCCAGCACGACGACAGCACCACCGCTGCAGCGGCTGCACCGGCCCCGACCAAGAACCCTAACGAGGAAGTCATCGACCTCGATACCCCGATCATCCGCGGCGAGCAGAAGATCGAGCAGGTAACACTGCGCAAACCCATGAGCGGCGAACTGCGCGGCGTGACTCTGTCCGATCTGGCACAGATGGACGTGCTCGCCCTGCGCAAGGTATTACCGCGCATCAGCACGCCTAGCCTCACCGACATCGAGGTCGGCCGCATGGACCCGGCCGACCTGTTCCAGTGCGGGCTGGCTGTTGCGAGTTTTTTGCTGCAGAAGTCGGCGAAGGAAGCTGTCCTCGTCGCGTAGAAGAAGCCATGGCCGACCTGGCCATGGTCTTTCACTGGGGGCCGGCGGACTTGGACCCGTTGCCCCTGTCGGAACTGATGGAATGGCGCGAGCGGGCCAGAAGCCGCTGGGAGAAAAGCGATGGCCAATGATCTGAGAATGGAGGTGATCCTCCAGGCTATCGACCGCGCCACCCGCCCCATCCGCGCAGTGATGCAAGGAAGCGTCGGCCTCGGTCGTGCACTCAAGGAGTCCCGCGACCAGCTCAAGCAGCTGCAAGCAACGCAGAACGATGTCAGCAGCTGGCAACGCCTGCGCGCGATCAGCGCCAACACCGGAACCGCGCTCCAGGGTGCGCGTGATCGAGTGAAGGAACTCGGCCGCCAGATGGCTGCCACCGGCGCGCCGACCAAGCAGATGACGGCGGACATGCAGGACGCCATCCGCGCCGCCACCACCCTCAAGAAACAACACCAGGAACAGCAGTCCGAGCTGCAGGGGCTACGAAGCAAGCTCAGCGCCGCCGGTATCAGCACGCGCAATCTCGTGCAGGGCGAGCGCGAACTCCGCGACCGTATCGCAAGTACCAATCAACAGATAAGCGAGCAGACCCAGCGCATGCAACGCCTGGCTGCCCAGTCAAAGCGGCTGGCAAATGCCCGTGCCAGGTACGATAAAACTCAACAACTTGCCGGCAGCATGGCCGGCGCCGGCGCCGGTGCGGCGGCTGCCGGGGCGGCAATGGGCGTGCCCGTGCTAAGCATGGTCAAGGACTACATGAGCTTCGAGGACGCCATGGCAGGCGTCGCCAAGCAGGTGTCAGGAGCGCGCGACGATAATGGCCAGCTCACAGCCACCTACTTCGAAATGGCCGATGCCATCAAGTCCATGGGCGAACGCATCCCCATGGCCACCACAGAAATCGCCGCCCTGGTGGAAGGTGCCGCACGCATGGGCGTCCAAGGCAAAGACAACCTGCTCAGCTTCGCCAAGGTCGCCGCCAACGCCGCCACTGCCTTCGAGCTGCCCGCCGACCAGATCGGCGAGAACCTGGCGCGCATTGCGGACTTGTACAAGGTGCCAATCAAGAACGTGGACCAGCTCGGTGACGCCATCAACTACCTGGACGACAACGCCAAGTCCAAAGGCGCCGACATCATCGACGTCCTGCAGCGCACGGCGGGCGTCGCCAGTTCGGTAGGTATGAGTTACAAGGACGCCGCCGCGCTGGGCTCCACCTTTCTGAGCTTGGGTGCCACCGCCGAAGTCGCTGGCACCGCCACCAACGCGATGATCCGCGAGCTCGCTATCGCCACCCAGCAGCCCAAACGCTTCCAGGAAGGCCTAAAAGCGGTGGGGCTTGAGGCTGAGGCGCTGCAGAACGGCATGGCAACCAATGCCACCGATACTCTGAAAAACGTGCTGGACGCTATCAACAAGCTGCCGAAAAACCAGCAGCTCAGCGTCGCCACTCAACTGTTCGGCAAGGAGTTCGGCGACGACGCATCCAAGCTCGCACAGAACATGGGCGAGTATCGCCGCCAGCTCGCTCTGGCAAACGACGAAGCGGGTAAAGGCTCCATGCAGCGCGAGGCGGACATACGCGCCGAGCTGCTCTCGGCCCGTCTAGATATGGCCAAGAACAGAGCGTTCAACCTCAGCGCTACCCTGGGCGAGACGTTGCGTCCGACCCTCATCGAGCTGATCGAGAGCTTCAATAGCGTGGCCAGCCGTGTTACCGCATGGGTCAAGGCCAACCCCGCGCTCGCCGGGCAAATCCTCAAGACAGTGGCCGGCATCGCAGCGCTGGCTGCAGGCTTCGGCGCCGTCACTCTGGCCATGGCCAGCTTCCTAGGCCCATTCGCCATGCTGCGCTACGGCCTCACACTCCTCGGCATCAAGAGCCTTACGGCTGTCACTGCCGTCAAGGGTATGGGCACCGCTCTGCTGTGGGCCGGCAAGGCCGTACTCTGGCTCGGCCGTGCGTTGCTGATGAACCCCATCGGTCTAGCCGTGATGGCCATCGCCACTGCCGCCTACCTAATCTACAAGTATTGGGACCCCATCAAGGCCTATTTCCTGGGCCTATGGGCAGAGGTGAAGGAAGGCTTCAACGGTGGATTCGCCGGCATCGCCGCGCTGATCCTCAACTTCTCCCCGCTGGGCCTGTTCTACCGCGCCTTCGCGGGCGTAATGAACTACTTCGGCGTCGAGATGCCCGGCAAGTTCAGCGAGTTCGGCACCATGCTCATGCAGGGCATGGTCCAGGGCATCACCAATGGCCTAGCCGCAGTGAAGGGCGCTATCACCGGCGCCGCAGACAACACCATCACCTGGTTCAAAGAGAAGCTCGGCATCCACTCGCCGTCGCGCGTCTTCGCCAGCCTAGGCGGCTTCACCATGGCAGGCCTGGAGCAAGGGCTCGTCAAGGGCCAGCAGGGGCCGCTGGCTGCAGTCACCAACATGGGCAAGCAAATGGTTGCGGCCGGGGCCATCGGCTTCGGAGCTGCCGGCGGCACCATGGCCATGGACAACCGCCCACCGCTGTCGGCCAATTCAGGCAGTGGCATCGTTGTTCAGGGCGACACCATCGAAATCAACATCAGCGCTACCCCGGGCACCGACACTGACGGGCTGCGCAACATGCTCAACCAGTTGCTGGACGAACGCGAGCGTGCCAAGGCCGCCCGCATCCGCTCGCGCCTGGGTGACCAGGAGTAAACCACCATGATGATGACCCTCGGCATGTTCGTTTTCGGACTGCCAACGCTCGCCTACCAGGAGCTTCAGCGCACCACTGAGTGGCGCCACGCTTCCACCAGCCGCATCGGTACCAACCCGGCCAGCCAGTTCCTGGGCCGCGGCGAGGACACCATCACGCTGCCCGGCACCCTGCTGCCCGGCCTGGTCGGCTCGCCCCTCAGCCTTGACGTGCTGCGCAAGATGGCCGACACCGGCAAGGCGTGGCCCCTGATCGGCGGCACCGGCCGCATCTACGGCACCTGGGTTATCACCTCGATCAGCGAGACGCAGCAGGTATTCTTCGAGGACGGCACACCGCGCCGCTACGAGTTCACCATCAGCCTCAAGCGCATCGACGACGGCCGCATCGACATGCTCGGCAGTCTCATCGGCTCGGTCGGCGGCATCCTGCGCGGTGCTCTCGGGGGTCTGCTGTGAGCCTGCTGAATCAAGCCGGCGAGCTACTCGGCCAAGCCGCCCAGAAGTACCGCGAGCTCACCGCCTATCCGCGGCCGATCTGCAAGGTAGTGGTCAACGGAAACGACATCACCGCCCTGCTGCTCGGCGGCCAGCAACCGCGCCTGATCAGCATCGAGCTCACCGACAACCGGGGACTGGAGGCCGATCAGCTCGACATCACCCTCAGCGACCACGACGGTCTGCTCGCCATCCCGCCTCGGGGCGCCACCGTGCGCCTCTGGCTGGGCTGGGATGACACCGGCCTGATCGATAAGGGCAGCTTCACCGTGGACGAAACCGAGCACAGCGGCGCACCGGACACGCTCAGCATCCGCGCCCGCAGCGCGGACCTACGCGGCGGCCTCAAGGCAAAGAAAGAACGCAGCTTCGACGCCACCACCCTGGGCACGGTCATCGGTGCCATCGCCACCGCCCAGGGCCTCACCCCCGTGGTCAGCGCCGTGCTCGCCGGCATCGAGCTGCTGCACCTGGACCAAGCCAACGAGTCAGACGCCAACCTGCTCAGCCGTCTCGGCCGAGAGCATGATGCCATCGCCACCGTGAAGGCCGACCGCCTGCTATTCCTGCCCACCGGCAAGGCCACTACCGCAAGCGGCCTATCTCTGCCCCACGTCACACTCACCCGGGCAGACGGCGATCAGCACCGCTTCCTGCAGGCCGACCGCGACTCCTATACCGGCGTGAAGGCCTATTACTACGAGGTGAACAGCGCGGAGAAGAAAGAGGCCATCGCCGGCGGCGGCGAGAACATCAAAGAATTGCGCCACAGCTTCACAGACCAGGCCAGCGCATTGCAGGCCGCCCGTGCAGAGTGGAACCGCCTGCAGCGCGGCACCGCCACACTCAGCTACACCCTGGCCCTGTCTCT